TCTATGACTTTCTCGTTAATTTCCAATCTTTAGTTTGACGACTGTACATAAACAAGTCGATAATTTAGTATTCGAGTGTGCGCTTAACAAGTGTATGACTCTTTGTGAATGCAAATCAAATCATTAACGATTTTCTCACATGGTCCGAACACCATACTAAAACTTCATTTAGAAGTACGATTCGAGATTGAAACACAGGATATCTCCTGTTTGTGATTCAGCAACCTTCAATGAATCATGTAAAATGAAGGCAACGATTAGTTATCACTACTTCCCTGCGAGCTTAAACGCCAATCCTTTTGCTCAATAGCTTCGAAGATAAATAATAATTGTTAGAAGAAAATGTTAAATCATCATCTTTTGCGATTTCCCACTTATAGTTTGAAACCTGTACTTAACATGGTTATGATTGACTATTAATTTAAGTTATCTCAATAGCGGACAACACTTTAATCCAGTTCAGCAATAATAATTTATCAATTAATTAACTATTCAATCCACACTAATAATCAAAGGTCGAGGGGCCGAAGAGTGCATGACAACCCCTTTCAAGCAATGCAGCCAGTACTTGCGATTATTAAAGTGCCATCTCTCATGTGGTAGAACCAACTTGAGATGACAGTAGCTTCATCAGCGTCTCTGGAAGAGAGTAAGACTATGACTACAAATATCCCCAAGCAGTTTTGTTCAATTACAAGGAATCTGCTAGCACTATACGCAATCAAAATCCTAAACCTTCAACCACCATGAAGAATCCAAATCGTTCCGGTGCCTGTTACTTAAGGCTTTTCTATAAAAGGGAAAGACTTAATGCATACCAGGCATTAGGTCTTTTTCCAACATGGAAAAGGTTGTATAATTACATATCTCATCATCCAGATGCGATTCATGATAATTTACAAACGTTAAGGTTCACATTACACCCAGAGAGTGTCTGGCATATTAGTTGTTCAACCAGCTCAATTAAAATGCGCAGATGGATTCAACTCCAATCTTTCTATGAAACCTTATGGTATAGAGCATCCTTCTACACACATCATGTAGTTGGCTCGAAATGCTCTAGCCTAAAAAATCCCCATCTACCAGCTTCTATACGTTGTAATCCCGTAGCCAACCAACAAAATAATCCACCACAATTCATCAATGGCTACAATTATCTAAATATCAAAGATTACAGAGTTGCCTCTCATTTATCAACTCAGTATAGAAATTATCAACAACAGAGACAAACAAGTCTCGGTAGAAGATCCAATAGGGTCCGAAACCAACAAAGACGTAATAAAAACGTCGTTGATAAAATTTTCCACTCCATAAAGGATGCATCAAAGATGCACAATTCCCAATGGCTCGGTGGTGAATTACACAACAATTATCTCGCTGGTATATATAAACCAAAACATGATCCACAATCACCTAAATTAATCATGTTATCGAATGAGTCCATCACTACCCAACCTAGTGTCTACAGTTTTAATCAACACAAGACTAAAAATCCCCCTGTAGATCAATGGCTCAACAAATTTTCAAATCAGCACAACCTACGCAAAATGGACTATGATTTTAGTCTGAAGAGAGAGTATGCTGATAATTCAAAATTCAAAACAATATTTGACGAACATTATGATCGTTCAAATATTGATTATAAAACATTAAATGAGGCAATCTACCGAACGATTGAAGACCTCAAACATATAAATTTCAACATTTTGTCTTACGAAAATGCCACTCATTCAAAAGAATTTTTAAAAACTAATAATAAATCGAAGGGCTTTTCTGGGCCTGGCTTCTCCAAGAAGACAGAACTGACCCAAAATCCGTCTTTCAAAAAATACCAAAAAAAATTTGAAAATTCTAATTGTCCACCGACTTTCCAAGTCTTTTTCAAACAAGAAGTAATTAAAAAGTCAAAGCTCACCGAAGCTCCTAGACCAATAATTGCTTCCTCTGTAGAACATGAAGTGACTCAAAGAAGAGCACTTCAATCTTTTAATAATGACATTCAACAAAAACGATTCCATCCAGACTCAAAAATAAGGATAGGAATACGTAATCAAGAATTCCAGTTACTGTCCAACTTACACAAAAGTGACAAATGGAAAAACTACTGCATCGATTTCAGTCGACAAGACCGAATGATGCCAAAATCAATAATGAATGCTCAGAAAGATGTTCTAACAAAACTAGCTGCGAACCAAGGCCTATCACAAAAAGATCAAAACTTAATTGCTAGATCTGTAGACGTGAACGAAAAGTTCTACGTTCTACCAAACGGCCAAGTTCTACGCTTAGACTCAGGATTCCCGAC